GGTTGAGCCCCGTCATCCCGCCAAAAATTTGTTTAAAGCCGGCCCCAAAGCCACCGCCGCCAGCAGCGGCCCCTACCCCGATGGCGCTCATAATGGCGGCCAGCACGGCGGCGGCCGCCGCCGCCGCCAGGAGGCGGGTAATAAGCTGCTTAATGCTGTCGATAATAGCCTGGAAAGGGTTTTGCCCGCCCTGCAGCAGCGTATTAAAAAAGCCCTGGAAGCCCTGCTGAATGCTGCCCACGATGGGCTGAAACTTCTGCAGGCTTTCCCGCCAGGGGCGGTAGGGGTCGGGATTGGCGTCCACCGCTTCGGTGTCTACGGGGTCTTTAACCTGACCTTGCGGTAGAGCCGGGCCCATGGATGCCAGGCCGCGGGTGTCGGGGGCTTCTATTTGTACCGCCCCTCGGCGACCGCCGCCGCTGCCGCCTAGTCCTTGTAAAGACTTTTTTGTTTCATTTACAGATTCCTTCACCTTATCAAATGACTTGGCGGTTTTATCATTTTGGTTTTTTAAAGGCATTAGTGCCTTTAGGGCTTTATTGCTTGCGTTTTTAATAGCATCGCCAAAACTTCCAAATTCATGCTTATAATCTTTAGTTTCTGCCTTAAGACCTTCCAGTTTTTCAGCTGCGCCTTCAAATGGGTTCGGAATAGGATCTTGTCCAAGAAATTTTAAAAGATTATTTATTTGCTTAATAAAAAAGCTGATGGGGCTATATTCAATTAAGAACTGCACCATGTCTATAAGCGCATTGCGCCACCAGCTAATGTCTGTTACCCGTTCCTTAATGGCTTTCCAATTATCCGCAATGTAAACAAAGGCTGCTCCCAGTGCCGCAATCGCGGCAATTGTTAAACCTACCGGGCCAGTCATTACTGTAAAACCGGTTATCATGGCAGGTATTACACTAGTCGCCATAACGCCCATAACAGTGAGCAGCGGCCCTATCACAGCAGCCAGCCCCGCTACTGCCGTAATGACTTTAAAAACTACAGGCTTGGCTTCCGACATCCGGCGCACCCATTTGGTTACTTGCTTTGCTAGCGTAGTAACCAGGTCAAGCAGACCGCTATCGGCAAAAGCAATAGCCAGCTCCTCGGCAGCGCTTCTAAGTGCTTTTAGCGCTCCGTTTAGGCCTTCCATCCTCACATCTGCCAGCTTTTTTGCTTTGCCCTGGCTATTTTCTAGCAGTTGTGCCTGCTCCCTTAAGGCAGCGCCGCCTTGCTTTTGTAATGTCAATAAGGCGGTGGCGGATTGCTGACTAAAATTTTCCATCACTTGCTGCGTAGTGATGCCTTTATTTTTAAAATTGTCTAGAATAGTGGCTAGACTTAGCATCTCTCCACCACTATCCCTAACCTTTACACCTAGGCCCGCTGCTTTTTTGCTGAGCTCTGCCATCACTATTCGAAGGCCACGTCCGGCCAGCCCGGCTTGCAAACCCGCATCGGAAAGCAAACCTACCGCTGCGGCCGTTTCGTTAAAAGAAAAACCCATTGCGCTAGCCTGTGGGCCTACAAATTTCATAGCTTCCCCCAGTTGCTCTAAATCAGTATTGCTGCTGGTGAATTGGGTAGCCAGTACATCTACCGCTCCGCCTAATTTATCCGCTTGAATGCCAAAGCCGGACATTATGTTGGAAACTATATTGGCAGCGCTGCCAAGATCTAACTGAGCAGCGGCAGCCAAATTAAGAGTGGAAGGCATAGCGGATAGGATTTCTCTTGTTTCAAACCCAGCTTGCGCTAAAAACCGCATACCATCAGCCGCCTGACTGGCTGAAAACTGGGTGGTAGACCCAAGCTCTCTAGCTTGGGCGCGCAAGGCCTCAAAATCTTCACCCACCGCTCCAGTAATTGCTTTGACGCTGTTCATACTAGTCTGAAAATCGGCCGCCGTTTTAAGTATTGCGGCGCCTGCTATTCCGGCCGGAAGGGTAAGGCCGGTAGTCATCTGACTACCGACCTTCTTCATATCCTTGCCAAACTTCTTGACCTTCTTAGTAGCGCGCTGCATTTTGGAGCTAAACTCCTTCATGTCTACGCCAAAGCGGATGTTTACCGATGCCAGTGCCATATCCTTCTATTTTACACCCGCCACTCTATCTGCCGGGCCAGTTGTGCTTTTCGTTTTATTTCTTCCGGGTCCTGCTTTTTGGAGGGCCCGGTCTTTATGCCAAAGTCGCTCGGCTTCACCAGCCGCTTCATGTTGCCCGAAGCGTTCATCAGGTGCACCGTTTGCTCTACGAAGAGCGTCCGGCGCAGCTCCGCCTCTTCCTTCTGTTGCGTGCGCCAGCCGTCCAATGCGGCCCAAAGGTCTACCACGGGCGTATCCATAAAGTCGGCATAGCGCATGCCCATGCGGCCTACGAATATGCGCACCCACTCGCGCCAGATGTCTACGCTTCCGCGGGTGGCGTCTTTCCCGGGCTTTCGCCCTCCGCTTCGGCTTCGGCATCCTCATTCATGGCCTGCATCATCTCTTCCAGGGCCTTCTGCACCACGTTGAGGGCTTTCCAGCCTTCGGGGCGGTCCATCCAGTTTTCAAAGTGCTCGCGCGTCCATTCCGGGTACAGGCCATTGTGGCTGGCGCGGTAGCCGCTGCGCAGGCCGTGGAAGAGAAGCACTTCCATGTCGGCCATGCTCAGGCTTTCTAGGCTGTCAAAGCCTTTATTCGTTTCACTCATCCAGAGGCTCACCACGCGGGGCGTTACCTGCAGGGGGCGTTTGTCGTTTCCTAAGTTTACGTAGTTCATGTGTGGGGGTTTTTAGGTGTAGAGCCGCAATGCATTACGGCTTTACTGTGTGGTTTATAGCCGCAATGCTTTGCGGCTGTATGTGTAGGCCTGGCGGCCAAATGTGATTTTGACAGATAGCGAGGATACCGGCCCACCCGAAGGCGGAGCCGGCACCCTCACATCATGTCCATCTAGCTTACAGCGCTGCTGCTCAGGGCACCGGTGCCCTGGAAGGTGATGCTGTAAGTCTGCGTTTCGCCGGTGCCGGCGCTCAGCTCAAAGCTGGTCACGTAGGCCTGGCCGCTGTACTGATAGTCGCCCACCACGTCGGTAGTGAAACGTACGTCCAGCTTGGTGCGGCTGCCCAGGTGCCCATCCAGGGCGTTGGGCTTTACGAAGCCCGCCTCGGTGGCGTAGGCCACGTTGCCCTCGCCGGAAAGCTCCCAGTTGGTGTTGCCTTCCGCCAAGGCGCGAACGCCGGCGTCGTACTTATCGGTCACGTCCCGGGTCTCGTGGTTCCGGGTGAGAGAGCAGTTGGTGAGTTCGCCCAACTTCTCCCAGGTGGTGCCGCCATCCGTAGAGATCTCTACAAATACGTCATCACCGTTGATTGCTACATCTGATGCTGCCATGGTTATTGATTTTTAGGGGTTTACTTTTGATGAGCCGCGAGGCATCGCGGCTTTACTTTCTGGCTCCGCCACCATGCCGGCGGCCTGGAGCTGTTCATAGTAGACGGGCGCTACGCCCAAGGTGGTGTGGGCGGGGATGGTTACGCCAGGCTTGATGGTCCAGTCCTGGGACAGGGTGACCTGGCGGGGTTTGTCAGCGTTGCGTACGTCAGCGTTGCGTGCAACGCTGCTGGGTTCAGCGTTGCGTGCAACGCTGCTACGGTTATCTTTTTTCATAGCGGTGCATTTATGATTCGTAATTCGTACTCATCCTGACGACCGGCCAGGCGGGCCTGATCGTCGTACAGGCTGCGGGTGTCTTTATAGCGTATGCGCTGGACGTAATGCTGCCCTTCTACCCGCTGGCTGGTGATTTGCACAGTTAGGGCCGGGCTACTCGTGCCCGCCCAGGTAGCTTCGGGTATGGGCTGGCTAAGGGGATAGATCACCCCGTTATCTACCGTTTCATGCTTGCGCATGTCTAGGTAGCTGCGCAGGTGGTCCAGGGCGGTTTCGGCCTTCTCGTAGTAGCGGCCGTAACAATTCACCTGTAGGCGCAGCACGTCTACGCCGGCGGGCTGGTACTTATCCTCCACCGGCGAGATGCCGGTGACCTCGTAACTTACGGCCACCTGGCTATCGTCGTAAGGCTTGCGCTGATCGTAGGGGATCAGGTGGGGGAAGACGCGATCGCCTACCCCGGGCATGGCCGCGGCGGTGAGGTAAGTGTATATCAAAGCGCTGCGGCTCATAGCTTTTGGAGTATTTTCTCGATTTTGCGCGCTACCTTATCGGCGGTGGCATTACCTACGCTCTGGCCGGTGCTCTCGTAGGCCGGGCGCATAAAGGGCTGGGCAGGCATGTTTACGGTGCCAAATTCCACGAAGTGCCCGTAAAAGCCGTCGTACTTCTTTTTGGTCCCCGCCTTGGGGCCTACCAATATATTGGGGTACTTCCTATTTTTAGAGGTAATATTGCCGATGGAGCGACGCAGGTTGCCCGGATCATAAGTGCGCACTTCCACGCCGCCGGAGTAGCGGCTGTGCGGCTCGCTGCTTATGGGCGCACGCTGACGGGCGGCCTGGATGGTAGGGCGCGTCTGCACGCGGATAATCTTCAGCAGCTCGCGGCGCTTCACCTTATCCGGCGCCTGCTTAAGGCGGCGCTGGAGCTCGTCAAAACCTTGGATGTCGCTCGTTACTTTCAATGGCGGCGGGTGTTTTTAATGTCGCGGCGATTCTCCTTCACCCGCTCCTCCAAGTGCTGAACCTGCTCGGCGGTGATGGCCTGCTGCTGCGCTACGCGGGTAAGGGTCTCGGCGATGGTGTCCTGCCGCTCTACCACCCGCATGAGGAAGTAGGCGGTGATGGCCAGGAGGCCGGCTATTACGCCGCGCATAATCCAGCGCATGAAGTTGTCGAGTTTATCCGTTTCCGCTGCGGTCATTGGTCGCTGTCGTTTAGAGTTTTACGGTTCTGGGCCAGGGCGGCCATGTCTTTCGATTTATCATCGGAGCTCCGGCTGCTGCCAAAAAAGAACTGAAGTACCATCACGGCGCCGCTGAATAGAAAAATGTCGGCAAACATCTCCACCATGCGCTTATTGTCCGGGGGAATTTCCACGTACATCAGCGCCACGCCAAAGGCCAGGGCGCCCAGGATCACCACAACGGCCAGCACGTAAACGAAGCGCTTAGAGAAGCGGTCCTTCTGCCGGAGGGCTTCCATCTGCATCTCCCGGGCATTCTGCACATCCTCCAGGTGGAGCTGCTCCGCCTGCTGGGCAAGCTGCTCCAGGCGGCGCTGGTGCTCCATCTCGGCGGCCTTGGCAATGCGCTCCGCGGCGGCCTTTTCCTCCTTGGACGTGAAGAGCTGATCAGCGCCTTTTAAAAGAGTGCTGGCCAGGCCATCGCCGGAGCCGCCGGTGAAAGTGTTGAGCAGTGTCTTCCAGAAAGGCATTTCAGTCGTGCTTAACGCGTTTGTAAACTTTTTCGAGGCGGTTGGCCCAGCCATTGGCAAACACCGCCTGGCCGTGATCGCCGCCGATGATGCGCATATAATAGAGGCTGCGCTCTACCGCGTAGCTGCCCAGGCCGCAGAGGGCCACGGCCTTCTCGGTGTTGGGGCCCCAGAAGCCATCATCTACCGTGCCCGCGGCCCGCTGCAGGATGCGCAGCGCCCCGCCGGTGCCGTGCTGCACGCAGCTATCAAAGTGAAAGTAGCGCAGCTGGGGCGGCAGCTCGGGGCAGTGGCCTTCGTGCCAGTAAAATTCTTGATAGATGTCCTGCGCCTCCTCGACGGTAAGCGCCTGGACATCTTCCTTGCTCACCTCCCGGCCGCGGTAGCGGCGGAGGGTGTGGATGGTGACCCCGTACTTGGTAGCTCCGCCGCGGTCGGCGGCGTGGTCGGAGTAGAGGCCTTCGTCGTTAAAGATGTGATCTACAGCGGTGGGGAAGTTCATGGCGTGAGGTATTTTAAAGCGATGTACAAAAAGAGTGTGATGAGCAGGGGCGCGATCTTGAGGATGGCGCGGCCGGGGATAGGGAACTGGGCGAGGAAGGTGTCGGTGGTGGAGCGGCCGCTTTGGCCGGCGTAGAAGAGGGGGAGCTCGCGGAGGAGGTTGAGCAGGGCGTCGAGGGCCAGCCAACGCCAGAATAGGGTGACGATGAAGAGCACGGCGGCGGCGAGGGTGAGGCCGCTGGCGAGGTGGCAGAGCAGCAGGACCAGGGCGCCGAAGAGGGCGGCGTTGATCCGCTTGCGAGTGCTGTCCTGCGCAGGAAAGGGGAAGCCCGCGGCTTTGTTGTGCCGGTAAAATATATACTCCCGCCAGCCCTCGGCGAGGGGCAGGAGGAAGAGGCTGATGTAAGCGAAGATGGCGATCATAGCAGGTCCATATTTTCCGCTTCGTCCCCCTGACTAAGGTCGTATTGAGCGAAGAACGCGGCGGTGTCGGTTACTTTGTTTGCTTCCTCTCCGGCGGGGATACTGTCTACTTTTATGAGAAAGTAAGGGCAGTTTCCAGAAGGGCGACTTATTATTTTGCCGGTTACTTTTTCGGGGATTTTGGTTTTAAGGATGGGCATGGTTTTACTTTTTTTTGTTTAGCCGCAAAGCATTGCGGCTTTACTAAAATTTTGCACAAGCGCGGGAGCCGATAAGCGAATTGCGATTGGACGAAGAATTATTCGCAGAACGCGCCGCGAGACCGGCTTGCGAACCATCACCCGACACGCCACCCGAAAGGGCGACACGCCAGCCGCTGTTTTGATAGTAGTAGTCCGTCAAATAAGTAGAACCGCTAGCGCCTATTTCGGAAGTGATTAAGCCCACGGTATCATGTATCTGCTCCTGATACCCGTTAGATGCAGGCATGGTTACGCCCAGATCAATGTAATTCGTTTGGGTATCATCGGCGAAATTGGCGGGCAAGTAAGCCACATAAGGATGATTATCGAGGATGTTCATGCCGTCTTCAAATTTCCAAATGTTTCCGTAAAAATTCTCAATTCCACGATAGGAAAACACACTGGAAGCATCGCCTGAAGTGCTACTAAAAGTGCTG